GTTCTACCGCCCGTGTGTTGGGTGGCCTTCAGACCTGGCTGTCGACGAACGGCGACTTCGGTTCGGGTGGCTCTGCTGGTTCTTCCGGCACGACCGCTCGCACGAACGGCACGAACCGCACCTTCACTGAGACCGAACTCAAGACGGTCATCAAGGAAGTGTTCGAGTCGGGTGGTTCGCCGAAGATTCTGATGGTGACCCCGGCGCACAAGCAGACGGTTTCCGCTTTTGCGGGTATCGCTGCCCAGCGTTACATGGCTCCTTCGGATGCTCCGACGACCATCATTGGCGCTGCCGACATCTATCTGTCGGACTTCGGCTCGGTGAGCGTGGTTCCCAACCGCTTCATGCTGTCGGGCAACTCTGCTAACGAAGTGGCCTTTGTGCTTGATCCCGAGTACGCTGCCGTGTCCTATCTGCGTCCCTTCCAGACCATTGAACTGGCGAAGAATGGTGACTCGGATCGCACGCAGCTGCTGGTTGAGTACACCCTCGAGGTCAAGAACGAAGCCGCGCACGGCATCGCAGCTGACCTGTCGTAAGCCGATTTATCGGTGACAACTAAGGGGGCCGGGGCAACTCAGCCCCCTTTTTCACATGAATATCAACGAAATCGCAAAGAACACCAAGGTAGTCCAGCGCAAGGCTCACACCGCTGATGATGGCGGGATCGTGATCGAGAGTTCGCAGGATGTGGGTGGGATCATTGAGTCCAATAAGGCTCAGTTCAACTCATACGATGAGCGCGCCAAGTGGAGTGATCAATTGTTTGGGAACAAGATCGCCTCTGTGCCTTTGGTGGTGATTGACGATCTCAACAAAAAGGGCATCATGCGAGGGTTCCATGTGGTTGACCAGGCCCGATTCAAGGAATGGCTCAACAATCCTGACAACCGCGCATTCCGCACCCGTCCAGGGAGGGTCTGATGGCTATCGCCACTTATTCTGATCTTAAGACCGCAGTTGCGGACTATCTAGCTCGGTCTGATCTGACCAGCAAGATTCCTGACTTCATCACATTCGCAGAGAATCGCCTTCGCCGGGATTTGCGGATTCGTCAGATGCTGAAGCTCGTCAATGCGACGATGACCGCTAACGACTCCACGCTATCGCTGCCGAGTGATTTTCTGGAGATGCGCGATATTCATCTGAACACAACTCCTAACTTTGCTTTGGAGTACCTTTCTCCAAATATCTTCTATCGCAATGCCGACGCAACAAACACGGGCGTTCCGAAGAAGTACACCCTGTTAGCGAGTGAGTTTCAGTTTGCTCCGATCCCGGACTCTGCTTACAACGTGCGGATGCTGTACTACGCAGCTCCGGCCTATCTGAGCGACTCAAACACCTCAAACGTGTTTCTTGCGAACTGCCCTGATGCGCTGCTTTATGCCTCTTTGGGAGAGGCGGAGCCTTACATCATGAATGATGAGCGACTCGCTACATGGGCCGCGCTGTATCAGAGGGCAATTGACACTATCACTGCTTCTGATGATCGGGGAGAATACGCAGGTGTTCCCCTTACCATGACACTCGCTCGGAGATAAACATGGCTGAAATGTCCAACTATCTTGAGAACGCGCTTGTAAACGCGACTCTTCGCAACACTTCTTATACCAGTCCTGCAACGATCTATGTGGCGCTATACACCACAGATCCTACCGATGCAGATACGGGTACTGAGGTGGCCGGGAATGGATACGCCCGTCAAAGCGTAGCGTTCTCCGCTCCTTCAAACGGCGCGACCTCAAACTCTGCGGCTGTTGAGTTCCCTCAAGCCACTGGTTCGTGGGGCACGGTGGCCTACATTGGCCTTAGGGATGCTTCCTCTGGCGGGAATCTGCTGTATCACACCGCCCTGGATGCGTCTAAGACCATCGCTACGGGTGATGTGTTCCGCATCGCCATTGGATCGCTGTCTGTCACTCTGACGTAATGGCCGATCTCTACCCGCCGTGGACAATAGACTCCCTTGATAACCTCAAGGCGAGTCTAGATGACCTCACACTAACGCTTGATTCTCCGCTCTACATCACAAGCGTTACACGGTGGGATGGTGACGCATCTGTAACGGCTTCAGCGAGTGTTGCAGCAAGCGCAACACTGGTTCAGCAAGCCTCTGCATCAATCACAGCATCCGCAAGTGTTTCTGCCTCTGCTCAACTGATTCAGAGTGCATCGGCATCAATTACTGCATCGGGGACTTGCGAGGCAAATGCTGAGCGAATCCAGCAGGGAGTTGCCGACATCAGCGCGTCTGCTGAGTTCACCGCCAACGGTGGACTGGTTGCTGAAGGCGTTGCAAGTGTCATCACAATTGCGGATGTTTCATGCTCTGCAAATGTGATCTATGCGCCTGTTGCGTCGATTACTGCCCAAGCTGTTGTGACTTGCGACGGCTTTAAGCAGGGCCAGGAGTGGAGTCCGGTGTCGGAATCTTCCGATACTTGGGATGATGTGGCGGTTGACACTACCACATGGGTTCCTGTTCCTGCCGCTGGCGGCTCATGGACTCTAAGGATTTGATATGCCTGAAACCAAGATCACATTCGGAGAGTGGCTCCCAGACCAGCCGGGTATCGCAGGCGCGCTCCAGGCGGCATACAACGTTTATCCGCAGCAAGTTGGGTATGGGCCTGTTCCATCCACAACCGATTACTCAAATGCCGCCTCTGAGAACTTAAACGGCATCTTCTCTGGGAAGATTTCTGCCACTTCTAGCTTGTTTGCGGGTGGCGCAACAAAGCTGTTTAAGTACGACTCAAGCACTCGCAACCTGTCTGATGTCTCTAAGGTTGGTGGTTACACCAATTCAAAGTGGCGATTCGTTCAATTTGGTGATGTTGTCCTTGCGACCAACAATAACGCCAAGATTCAGTCGTTCACCCTGAACTCAAGCACCGCATTCGCTGATGTCGCTGCGGCGGCTCCTGTTGCCGAGTACGTCACGGTTGTTCGAGACTTCGTGGTCGCGGCAAACATCGCTTCTTATCCCAATCGAGTCCAATGGTCTGACATCAATGATGAAACAGACTGGACTTCTGGGCCTACCTCTCAGTCTGATTACCAGGATATTCCTGATGGTGGGGACATCCAGGGGATAACTGGTGGAGAGTTTGGGCTAGTCCTGCTCGAGAAGGCATTGGTTCGGATGAGCTATATCGGCTCTCCTTTGTTCTTCCAGTTTGACACCATCTCCCGCGAGATCGGATGCTATGAGCCTGGGTCGGTCTGTCAGTACGGCAACGTGACCTTTTTCCTGTCGGACGACGGGTTCTATATGTGCGATGGCCAGAAGGTCACGCCAATCGGAGCGGAGAAGGTAGATCGCTGGTTCTGGGACGACATCCTTCCTTCTTATGCGAACTTCAGTTCAGCCATTGATCCGGTCAAGAAGGTAGTGATCTGGTGCTATCAGAACATCAGCGGCGGTTACTCTCTGTTGATCTATAACTGGCAGCTTGGCCGATGGTCTTACGGCACAACAACCGCGAACATCATCGCTTCTGCTGCGACTCCTGGGGTGACGCTCGAGGGTCTAGACCTGTTCTCAATGTCTATTGATGCTCTTCCGGCATCTTTGGATTCTCGCCAATGGCTCGGTGGTAAGTTCATTTTCTCTGGAGCAACTGGGGCAAAGATCGTTACCTTTGAGGGCGCAAGTCAGTCTGCATTTATTGAGACTGGAGATCTGAGTTCTGCTCCGAGCATCATCACTCTAGCCCGTCCACAGGTGGACAACGGATCTGCGACTGTGGCCGTGGCTTCTAGAGAGATGCTGGACGATACGATCTTCTACTCAACTGCTGTAGCCGCGAGTAACGAGAACCGAGTCTCTCTCAGAAGCTCAGGAAAGTACCACCGGATTAAGGTTGTGCCTACAGGGAACTGGACGACTGTGGCTGGTGTTGACATCAATGTCGTTCCGAGAGGTCGGCGATGATGTTTCGTGTTCTCCCCCCATTTGGCGCTGATCCTCGCGGCATCGCTGAGGTAGTCAATGGGTTGATGAATGGCAAGTCCAACAATACTGGGACTGTCACTCTTAACACGGGGGGCGCACTCACAACCACGCTCTACGATGAGCGAATCAGCCCAGACACGAAGATCGTTCTTCTCCCGTTCTCTGCTGCGGCTTATGCAGACCAACTCCCATTCGGGGCGTTTCAGGACTCAACCGA